CTCTGGCTCTGGCTCTGGCTCTGGCTCTGGCTCTGGCTCTGGCTCTGGCTCTGGCTCTGGCTCTGGTTGAGAGTCCTCTTGTATGGGCCCCCTATCGGCAGCCTCCTGTATCCTCTCTTGGATTTCATCCATCTGGCTCTCATGCTCGCCATCCTCTGACTCGAGTTTCTCGATGAGTATGTCCCATCGTGGGTCGACGTACGGCTCTGGCTCGAGGTCCACCGGGTCCTCGTTGGTGTACGGTGGGTATGCGGAGTCAGCGAAGTCAGTGTGGGTGGAGAGCACCTCCTCTGCGACGTTGACCCAACCGGGCTTGAAGAGTCCGTCAATCTCCGGTCTGGTTCTGACTTTCATCATCTCGGCCTTGAAGGGAAGTCCCGTCTTCTCGCAGAGCCACTCGAGGTACGCTGCATGCCCGTTCCTGTTGAAGTATCGAACTCTCTCTATGTCTGTCGGCCACATCTTAATCCCTCAACTGTGCATCAACGTGTCCTTGGCTATGACGTGGACCGTCTTGGGGAGTATCTTCAGTGTGGAGCGTAGAGGACCCTTGTCCTCGGGTATCGGCAATGGAGCCTCTACGATGAAGTAGTCGTCCATGACGATGTCGATTGACTCTCTCGTTGCACCTGCTCCTTGCTTGGTGAATGACAGTCGTATCATATCAGAGTCCACAGCGTCACTGGTGTCGTCATCGTAGTGGTCCACTGCTCTCCTCATCTTGTGGTAGAAGACAGGGTCGTCAACAATAATCTCCATCTCCAAGTCGTACTCCGTCTTGCCCTCCACTGCGAGGGATGGATTGCGCGTTCCAGCGAAGGGGACTTGGTCCGTTTCGGAGTCTGCGACATTGGCACCATTGACGGTGTAGAACTGCTGGACGCCAGTGGTACCGTTCAGGTTGAAACTCACGACTTGACCGACCTGTACTCCTGCCACTGTAATAGTTCCGTTGTAGAACATGAAGGGCTTCTGGGTCCTCTTGGCGATGCCTGACTCCTTCCTCTTGACCTCGGTGTTGGCGGTGTCCTCGAAGAGCCTGTGCGTGTCGTACCTGTCGCCCTTGGTGCCCTCGAGCCTGCCGGTGTCCGTGTACACGAGAGCCGAGTCGAAGTCGACGGTCAGCCTCAGTGCTGCGTCTGTGTCCGCTGTGAGGTTGAAACTGGTCACCTTGCAGCCACGGAACACGCGTGTGAGTTGCTTGGAGTCGCTGTTCGACCCGTCGGTCGTCCCCTCGTTGCTGTCGGTGTCCCTCCTCCTGATGCTGACCTCCATGGCGAACGATGGGATATTCGTGCGTGAGAACAGTATGCGCTCGACCGGGTTTGTTATCAGCCCGTAGTTGGTGTTCGTGGTGGTCATGTGGGGGCTGCCCCTCGTGCTGTCAGCCTCGTACTTCAGGAACTTCACCGTCTTATCAGTTGAGTGGGCGAAGTTGAATGGGTCATCGACCCATATCCTACCTGTCCCAGAGGAGTCCGATATGGCCACGATTCTCCTTATCTCCTGCTTCTGGGCCTTGCTCAGTATCGAGTTGGCTCCGTTGGTGGGCCATGTGCCGTCACTCGCGGTCTCTCTGTAGGTCTTGATGTCGGTGGTGTCCGTGTCTATGATGATGATGTAATCACCAGCGCCGACTGCTTCTGGGCTTGCACCGCTTATCGTTGGGGCGGATGAACCACCATCATACGCGAATGAGGAGTCTCCTTGTGATATCGCACCGTTCGTTCTGAATGTCGCACCACCAGTCTGCCCACCACTGAACGAGGTGGCCTCGTGTCCGAGGCAGTAGTACATCCATCTAGCGTTGTGCATGTTGGACTCGAAACTACCACCCGTGTTGAGGAACCTGCCCGGAACCTGAACGGCTACGTCACGACCTAGGCCGACGACGTGATACCTCTTGAGGTCGACCTTAGTCTCCGGTAGTGATATCGTGTTGACGAGGCCTACGAACTGGTCCGTCAGCACTCGCTCTGCGCTGAGGGAGGCGGTCGCGTTGTAGGCCATCGACACGTCCATCGATGGTGTCGTGAAGGGTAGAATCTCCATGACGTCAGTGTTGTCTTCAGTCTTCGATTCCTTTGCGCTGCTATGGTCAGTCTTCAAGGCAGGCGTGATGGTCAATTCTGTTGCGCTGCTCACTACGGCATGCTTGATGATGGTGTAGGTGCGGCCAGAGACGGAGAAGTCATCATCCGTGCTGAAGTTGGGATTGGTGCTCTTGATGCTGAAGACGACCTTGGAGCCCACGAGCATACCTACGGGGAACGCGAGTATCCCATTATTGACCGGAGTTGATGCAGCACCACCGCTGAAGGTGATGATGCTGGTGTCCTTCACGAGGTCACGGCTCCCCGCCTTGGCGATGAACTTGAACGAACCAGCGTACCCATGTGGGAGAACCACACCAGTCTCGTGACCGAATGTGACTTCGGTCAAATCTCCCTTGTACACTGTCGATGGCATGTCTACACCTATGGGATGAGTTCGGAGAAGATAACAACTTCTACTTGGAACGTGGTTCTGAAGAGTATTTTGGTCCTGTCAGACAAATCGGTGCGGGTCTTGTACACGAGCCTGTCCATGTTGGCACCATCTCCCTTCCTCTTGGTGTGGATGATTCTGCGAATCTCGTTCTCCATCAACTGCTGGTGTCGACGGCTTCTCATGGTCCTCGCATCGAGTGTGATGTTTACCCTAGTGGTGACGAAGTCGTAGAGGAGTTCGGGGGTCTCCTCGTTGTGCGCCGTCTCGAAGACAATGACATAGTCCCTGTTTCGCATGTCGATTCGCTTGCCGGTCTCGGGGCTGACATCGGCCACGTCGATGATGACTGGCTTGAAGCCGTCGGTGTTGCCCCTGTTCCAGTTATCGATGAGGGTATCGATGACGAGATTGATTGCCTCACTGTATGTTGCGACCACGCTTCCTCACCACCGTTCTCTCGAATGCGCGTATGGCGCTGTTGTCCTCCACCTTTCTGAGGTACGACTGCGTGTCTGGCACTATCGCCCCTCCCTTGAAGTCTAGGTTGTAATTGCTGTAACTTGAGTTCTCGGTGACCATTCTGGATTCTATCCTCGTGGTAGTACCCTCATCTGCTTCTGTCCCATCCGGTATATCGGAGAGCGAGCGCTCCTCCTGCTCTATCCTCTCCCTCTGAGGCTGGGGGCTTTGTGAGAAGGCATCATGTAGTTGCTTCTGCAATTCGTCGTTGGTCTTGAAGTGGTCAGTGACTTGCTTGAGCAGCAGTTTCGTCTCGAACGACGGCCTACTCAAAGGCAATCACCTCGATGTAACGTGGTAGCATCCTGTCGATGTCCTGACGGTAGAGTTGAATCTTGGATGCGAGGTCCACGTTCTGCGACCCCTCTGGTATGAGGACGCTGCGGTCGTCCGACATGAGTATGTCGATAGCCACCATCTTGGTGCAGATGTCCTCGATGGCCTTCTCGACGTATCTCTCGCCGTAGATGTATGCGACCTTGACGGCGTTCCACTCGAAGAACGGGTATGAGTTGTTGAAGTAGACGATGCCCATCTCATGGTCCAACCAGTAATCACGAAGCCTACCCCTGTCACCACTGGAACTCCCACCCTGTAAATCGACCTGCATGAGGTGTTGAGTGAGTGTGCCCGCTATGTCAGAGAGCGCAGAGCCGACGACGATTGTGCAACCGGTGAATGTGGTGGCTGTCTTGCCGGTATAACTGAAGACGTCACCGCTGGTATCAACGACGACACCTGCGTCAGCGAAGCCACTTGTATCGTCCACTGTTATCGTCGTGCTGTCGAGGCTGCTGAAGGTAGCCGTGTTTATCTGAGTCTGTGATATCTCTATGTTGCTCTCGGTGGTGACGATGCTGCACGATTCACCAGCCTGTGTGGACCTCATGCTGGAAATCTTGACATGGCCGCTACCGTAGTCCGCATTGGCCGTTGCTAGGAACTCGTTGTGTACTCCCACGTTGGAAGTACTACCCTCAAGAGTGAATGTAGGTGAGAACTCCACAGTCCCCTTGCTTACCCTGTCCTCCTTGTTGATGAGGTCAACAAGGTTCTGTGCGGTGGTTATCTTGTCGAAGTCCGCCCTCCATTGTGTGCTTGACGTTCCTATCGTGAGCGTAGCGGCGCTCCCATTGCCGGGAGACATTACGATGGAGCCTGAGAGGGAGCGTACGCTGTCTGGAATCTTGATGCGAGCCTCTGAGGCTCCTATCTCCCTGTAGTCGTCGCCCTGCCACAACTCGATGCGCAGCATCTGCTGCACGTTGCGGAATAGGAGCGGCGTGGTGCCGACATAGTCGGTGTAGTATCGACGCCTGTACGGCTTGTACGTGTCGAAGTTGATGTACTCGGCAGCGACTAGATTGGGTCTCCACGAGTTGTGAGTCATGTTGTCTATCCTGTCCTGCGAACGAAGGATGAGTTGCTTCACCTTGTCATACGTGACGCCTCTCGTCCTGCCGTTGGTGAAAGACGCTGTGTTCTGGACGTAGGTGTTGTCAGCGCTCTGATAGTCCGCTGCTGTTATGGATGATGAGAAGCCGAGCCTCACGCCGTTGATTGTCGATGTGATGGCCGTGATGGTCCTCTCCAGACCGAGTGGGTCTGCATCGCTGTAGATGAGTAGAGTGTCTCCCACAGCGAACCCGATGCTGCGATAATTGGCACCAGACACGAAAACCCCAGTGCTCTCTGAATCTGCGCTCACTGCCACAGCGTCCTGTGGTCCTATCTCGAGGAGGTCGGCCACCTTCTGCGGCGTGGTGTAGACAATGGCATCGGGGTCGAGGGGCCTTGTCTCAGGCTCACCGGGGCTGAACACCTGTGGCATCTAGAGTCTCGCCTCCTCGTCTCTGTGTGACATGTTGTACTCCATCGGCTTTTCGCATGCACCGCATGTCTCCCTCCACATGAAGTGTAGGAATCCACAGTGCTTGCAGCGCGTGCCAGCGCCTATATTGAGCACGTCGCCTACGTTCTTGTTACGTGTGCGCTGCTCTGATGTCACACCGGCGAGGGGCTTGTCCTCTGAGAGAACACTGCCCTCCCCGATGCTCGCTGCGTATCGGACATTGGTCTTCTGAGCGACTGACAGGTCTTCGATGTCAAGCGTGCGTAACTCGAACCCCATAGTCTCCCCTCATCACGAGAAGGACCCGACTACAAGATAGATGTTGCCCAACAAGACATATCACGCCTTTATGTAGGCAATGAGATAGACGTTGCCTAAGACTACTACGGGCTCTACTGATATTACGTCAGTAGCAGTCCCTAAAGCAGCCACATCAGCGGTCATTCTCGCGTTCAGAGTCGCGCTCGAGTTATCCGCTCCGCCGACGTAGGCCGTATTGGCCTTGCTGAACTGCGTGGGTGGGTAGGGTCCTAGGACTCTAACTTCTGCTCCCATCTAGGTCACCGCCTCAAGAGCGCTGACCCAGTGCCATGAACCTGTAGTCTTCAGTATTGACCACTGTCAGTAGGATATCAGTCACCGGGTCAGTGTCGATTGTAACAACTGGTGTTGCTACTACTGATGCCTTTACTGGCATTATGGTGAATGAATCAATCGTTGCTAGATGGTCGCCTAGAGATACGGTCTGCGATACTCCGTCTGCCGTGAAACTTCCTGTTACCATCATTAGATTACCTAATACTGTCGGTCTTGGGTCTATTGTTACTGTTGCCATGTTTTAATCACTCCTGTGTTTCTTCTTCAAGTTGTTGCTCTACGACTGTCTCTACCTCATCTTCCGCCACTGGCTCCGGTTCCGGGGCTGGTGGGTTCAGATGCTGGTCGACGAGTTGTAGCAATTTAGTTTTCGTCCTGTATGACGATGCGGCGAATTCGACACCCTGAGAGTTGAGCCACGCGGAGATGTCCCCACGTCGCCACGACTCGTCAGGTATGCCGTCTTCACCTTCGTCTGCTGTCGGCGCCTCGTCTCCCTCTAGGGAGAAGTAGGGTGGCACAAGGAATCGTCGCCATTTGTCGACCCATTCCTGTGTGACATCCCTGACCTCTCCCCGAGAGAAATCGGGCGTATACGCGTCAGGACTGCGTCTGTTAAAAGACGGTCCGTTGTAGCGCACTGAAGGCAGTTCAATCACCTCACTCTACGAGTAGAGTTATGGTGGTGTCACCAGCGACTTCAGCGTTCAAGTCCAGTTGTAGACTGTTGCTTCCGTTGATGGCAGCGGACGTCACGCTGTCGTCAGTCTTGCTGACTGAGCCCATGACGGCCACTATCCTGCTGACTGCTGCACCTACGACGACTCCGTTGTCGTCCTCACCGTCTGAGTCTGAGTCCGTGATGGTTGTTGACGATAGTGTCACCGTTCCATCAGAGGTAGTCAAAGTCACGTCGAAGACGAGCATTCTGAGACTTCCGCCAGCGGCGTTGGTAGCATCGTTGTTCGTAGCAGAAAAGGGTGTCAGGGAACCGGGGTATGCGTCTGCTGCCCCACCTGCTCCATCTAGCCACCTTGTCTGGTCTACGTCAGCGCCTGTTCTCATGTCCAAGTCAAGTACGCCTGTGACGGCTGTTGCGCCACCGGCCCATGTGTATGTTATTCCTTTGTATTTCGTTGTACCCATTTTTCATCACCTATTTTATCTCCTACCTGAGTCCTCACTGGAGGTCTCTCACACTCCCCTGTGCGCCGAAGAAAGTCGTCCACATCTCACCCATGGTTCGGTACAGTCCTTCCTGACCGAGCCTGTTGATGGCGAATGGGTCGCCTGTCTCGATTCCACTCTCGTAGTACTGCGTTGGTATCGCAGTGCTGAAGTATAGGTAGTCTGTGTCGAGGAAGTACATCCTGCTGATACCGTCTTTCGGCATGTCCTTGGTCGGGATGATTGGGACGCCGTTGTACGTAGCGACGATGAATCCGGCTTCCATACCGGGAACACCCTTGACGCCGTTGTAGGTGGGGGTCACTCTCTTCTCCTCCATGAACCTCTGCTGGGACTGTAGCAGTTGCTGTAGTCTCATCAGAGTGTCATATCCGGTCAGGATGACTTTCGGGTTTCCACCGCGCTCCCAGATTTGCTGGAATAGCGTGTCAAGATGGTCGAGGCTGAGTGTCCTGTTGTTGCTGCTTGAGTCAGCGTTGTCCTCAGCGAAGGACCATGTGTTAGCGCTTCTGTCGATGGAGTAGATGTCCTCGTCTCCAGTATCATAGTGAGTACCCGATACCATGTTGGTGTTACCAGCAGTGACTCGGTCCAGAGACTCGAAGTTGTTTCCAGCAGCGGTCGTGACGTCCGTGAGGAGCATCTTGTTGACCATCTCAGCGTGGTGCTTGCCCATCTCTTCCTTCATGACTGCTCGGATGTCTCCGAGGCCGTCGTCCTTGTCGGCGAGGAAGATTGCGGTCTCCGACATGTCGAAGGTGTGTGCAATCGTCTTGGGCTTTGCAGCAACGTGCTGGAAGACAGGCTTCACTGTGTCAGGAAGAGTGCCGTTCTCTGCTACGCCGCCGTG